GATACGATGGTATTAGTAAAAAATTTATTGCTGTTGATAAAAACCAACTATTAGAATTACTTATAGATAAACGTCTAAATGATATAGCAACTTTTGCATTTGATTTAGAAGAAAAAGATAATATCCCTCCATCATTATCTAAAATAATAGATGAATTTATAGAAAAAATGGACACAGTAATAGCTATATAAAAACAGTATATTTCTTTATAAACATTTATTATTATGTATTATAATGAAATATTTTATTTATTCTTATATTTACGCATACCGTTTAATTTTGCACTAAATACATTTATTATGCTAACTAAATCTTTCGTTAATTCATCTTCTGGACTTTCGTCATTTTGATTTAATATTGTAATTTTTCCATTCGATGTATCTTTTATTATATTTTCTATTAATTCATATCCAAAACGAGCTAATCTATCTTTGTACATTATTACAACTTCATCTATTTCTTTATTGATAGCCATTTTAATAATTTTATTTAGACCAGGTCTATTAAAATTTAACCCACTGGCTATATCATGAATTATTTCATAAGTTGGATATTTTTTTTGCATTAAATCTATTTGGTGTTTTAAATCAGATTTTTGTCCTAATGTCGAAACTCTACAATAACATATTTTCTTTTTTTCTAATTCAATATTTTTATTATTTATTTCTAAATATTTTTTAACATTATACATTCGTTTGCCTCCTGGTGTACGAATTGTTTCAATCGTTCCGTTGGCATCCCAATTACGAAGAGTTTGCCAATGAACTCCCAATATTTTTGATGCATCTTTAGGTGTTTTATAATCTTCCATTAGTATATTAAATTATACATTTTTAAATCAAAACATATACATAGTTATATAAAGAAATATATAATATATAAATTATGAAAAATAAAAATTTAAAATATGAAAAAGATTTTTTATCAGAAAAAATTAATAGATATAACTATAAAATACCTTTCAATAGTTTTTATAATATTAATTTTAAAAATAAAAAATCGAATAGTTGGTTTAATATTAAAAAAGCTAACTTAAATTCAAAAATAAATATTAACTTTAATGAAAAACAATTTGATGATAATATAATTAAATGTAAAAAAATTATAATATTGCCAACAATTGACCAACAAAAAATATTATTAAATTGGTTTGAATCTTATAGAAAAATGTATAATAGTACATTAACAATTATTAATAAATTAATTTTTGAAAATAATAAAAATAAATATAATTTTCGTTATATTAGAACCAATGAAATGAAAGAGATTAAACAAATATTAACAAACGAATCTAAAATAAATTCTCATATTTTAGATGGAGCAATAAAATTAGCATGTACATCTTATAAATCAGCTAATAGTAATTATAAAAATGGGCATATTAAAAATTATAAAATACGTCCAATAAAACAAAATAAAAAATCCAAAATATTAGATTTAGAAAAATGTTATTTTTTTAAAGATGGTTTTTGTAAAAATACACTAGGTAAAATGGAAACTAAAGATGAATTTGATTTTAATAAAATTAACAATGATTGTAAATTACATTACAATAAAATAACTAATAGATTTACTTTATTAGTTCCTATTAAAGAAAAATGTATAGATATCGTTAATAAAGATTTTATATCAATTGACCCTGGAATAAAAACATTTTTAACAGGATTATCATCAGACAAAGTTTATAAAATAGGAACAAATATAATAAAACCTTTTACAAGAAATTTAAATTATATAGACAAATTAGCCAAAATAAATAATAAAAAACTCGTAAAATTATTGTAAGAAAAAAATTAAAATTATATAATAAAATTACTGATTTTCATTGGAAATCTATAAATTATCTATTAACTAAAGAAAAAATCAAAAATATATTTATTGGGAATTGGAGTACCAAAAATATATCTAGTAAGAAAGGTAATTTACAACCAATTTATAAAAGGATAGCAAATAGTTTACGATATTATGAATTTTTACAAAAACTACAATTTAAATGTAATCAATATAAGGTTAACTTAAAAATTATTGACGAAAGTTATACATCAAAAATATGTAGTTTTTGTAATAAATTATCGACAATATCATCTGAAAGAACATTAAATTGCGATTGTAAATTACATTTAGACAGAGATATAAATGGATGTATAAATATATTATTAAAATCAATCGATTGAAATAATAAAACGGGGCGTCGCTACAGTCCCTTATAACCGAATTAAAAGTAGACAAGTCTGTTAGTTGAATTATTATTATACAGATAATTGACATTTTAATATTGATAATTCTTATAAAGAATTATACGGTTTTTCGTAGCGGTGAACAAAAATCATCTATCAAAAATACAAAAATAAAACAAATCAAATTATTATTATACAATGGTCGTGATGATATTTTAGAACAAATAAAAGATGTAAAATTGGAACTAGAATTATAATAATATTATATAGAATATAGTATATATGGATTTTAAAGAAAAATATTTAAAATATAAAAATAAATATTTGAATTTGAAAAAACAAAGAGGTGGTGCATGTGTACATCCTTATTTAGAACACGGAATTGGTTTTAATCTCTTAACATTTTTAAATATTGTAAAAGAAGGTGGTATTTTGACTAAAAAATTTATTGGGTCTCTTCATTTACATGGTACTAATTTAGATGATTATATTAGCACAAGTATTCCTGGTGGTAATACCTCAAATATTTATTCTGTTAATGGAATCACATTTATTATAGAAACATCTGGTTTAGATTGTGGTAGATTATCTGGAGCAATGGATGGTGAAATGCATATTCATAATAGTATACCTATCTCAAAAATTGAAGGTGTTTATATTCCTTACGAATCAGCAGAACTACCTATAACGTCTTTTAACTTGTGTAATTTATCACATGGAAGTATTTCTATAGAAGATAAATTAAAAAGATTTGGATTACCAGATGAAGAAATACGTAGATTAGCTACTGAGTGGAATACAATTGATACATATATAGACCCTAAAATAATAATACAAATGCCAGAAGTTATTGAACGTGTAAAAATGAAAGAAGGCAATATTAAATTACATTACAATTTAGCATACAATGAATTAAAAAATGAAAGAAAACTACCAATTGAACGTGAATGTTCAAGATATGTAATTGGTCAATTAAATACTGCTATGAGTAAAGATATGAGTGGATACAACTTACATACATGTATTAGAGAAATTCTCGATAAAGGTGGATATAATACCATACCAATAGTTCCAACATTACCTGGAAGATAAAAAATTTATATTTATTACCCTATTATATAAAATGATATAAACATCATATATAGAGAACAAAATCTATAAATCAACTATTTTAGGAAGTATTTCAGGTTATCTAACAGCTATATAAAATTCGTATATAACTCTTAGTTATTCCAATAGATGTAATAAAAGCGAAACAAACTAAATTTTTATTAGAAAATAAAGATATTAGTTTTATAAAAATAAGTATATATGAAGAACAAAAATTAAAAGGATTTTCAATGTTATACATTAATTTTGCACTACGATTTCCATTAACAATTTTTAATTATCTAAATAAACAATTCTAATTAAATTATTTGAGGAAAACACATTATAAAAGTTGTATACATACCAATATTAAGAATTCGAACAGTTCCGCCAGTATATAATGATTTTAGGCCATCTCTTTTAATTATTTCATATACTTTTTTATAACCAGAGTCATAAACAACCGGTACAAATCTATCAAATGGCGTAGTGAGTGGCATTGATAAAATAGCACCAGTAAATGTACACGCTATTTTGTCTAAATAAGTATAATTGTTTACATATTTTTTATATGTATTTTCTACTTTTTCTATTAAATAAAAACGTGTAGCCCAATCAACAGAACGTTTTAAAATTAATACATCTAACCCTTTATAAAAATGGAACAATCCATTTTTTTTAATCAATTCTTTATAATTTTCTAAAACTAATTTATTTTGTTGTATCGTGGTTATTTTATTTTCGTATAACACTTTATTTGCTATATTTCTTGACATCATAATTGGATTCATAACTATTGATTCCATTATACCGGTTCCAACACCTACTAATATTTTTTGTTGGTATGTATTTTTTAGTTGAATATTATTATTTATAAGAACATTTGCAAAACCAATTGCACTACCTTTTAAAAATCCACTCATAGCTCCATAAGGAAAAAATCCAGAAAAATATCCATGAATTCCATTTTTACGAAAATTCATTAATATATTTTTATATGTGTCACCAGTTCGTTGTTTTTCCATTTTAACATTTTCTAATAATATGGTACCTGATACCATTGCTGCAATATTAGAAATACCAGTATTAAAAGATTTTTTATAAATATCTGACATTACTAAATTCTAATATATATTTTATCTAGACTAGTTAGAAAAATAGAAAGTTTTTCTAGACCCGTTCTATTGGACTCGTTAGAATTTGTAAAACAAATTCTAATTGAGTCCATATGCGCTTGCGCTGGACCGATTCGAAAAAAATATTTTTTTTTCGAACCAGGTCTGAAACAAGTCTGATAATTTAGTCTGCAGACTAGTTAAAAATTTTAACTCCAATATTTTTCAATACTTTGTGTTGATATTTTTTTATTAAATTTTTCTTTTATTTTTATTTTGGCCATTTTTGCATCTTTTATTGTTTTCAATTCTTTGATATAATTAATTAATTCTATCGAATGTTTACTTATAGATTTTTTCTCTTGAATATAATAATCTAATTTTTTACCATTCGATGTTTCTACCCAACCATTAATTACTAATGATTCTGTATCTATTTTATCATGACAAATATTGCATAATGTAACAATATTTGAATAATTATTTTTTTTTATATATTTCATAGTTTTGTGTGTTTCTTTTTCATCAAAATCTTTTTGTGGAACTATGTGATGTGATTCTAAATTCTTTTTAGTCTTACATATTTCACATTCTAACATAAAATCATCATTGTAATTTGATTGTTTAACTTGTATTTCATCGTATTCTTTTAATATTTCTGTTGTTCTAGTATTAAAATAATTATCTTTCATTAAAAATTTAGCAACTTGTAAACCATAAAAAGTTTCACCTTGTCCTTCACTTAAATATCTATCATAAATTAATTGGTCATTTTCTACATCGTATGTTATTTTTAAATGTTTGGCTTTAACTCTATCTAATTTTTTAATACAATCCATTGATGCTACTTTATGTAAATGTGTTGCTGTAATAAAGGATGTATTGGATTTTGCTAATGTTTCTAACATATATGATACTATAATATTTGCCGATTTTTCTTCTGTACCTCTACAAATTTCATCACCAATAACTAGTGTATTTTTATTATTCCGTTTAAGAATTGCCGTTAATTCCATCGTTTCAACCATAAATGAACTTAGACCTTTAAATAAATTATCATTACCCACAATTCTTGTAAATAAAGATGTATATGGAGAGAAAGTAAATTTTGAACATGCAACAAAATAACCAATTTGTGCTAATATTATATTTAAACCAATTGATTTCATTAAAGTTGATTTACCAGAACTATTAATACCATATAATAAAATACCATCTAGTGCAGATGCACCACCTAATGAAATATTATGGGGTACATAATTAAAGTCTTTATTTAATACTTCAACAATTGGATGTCTCATTTCTGTTGCACTAAAAAAAGATTTATCAGAAACTTTTATTTCTGGACAAAAATATTTATTTCTATTAGCACAAATA